CGACGGTCGCCGTGATCAGCACGAAGATCATCGTCACTCATCCGGGGTTCAACGGAGTCGGGAACAACTTCTTCGGCGTGATCGATATCACGAACCCGGCAGCGCCCACGTGGACGGATACGAACACCGCGACGACTCCGCTCACAGGGGTCCCAACTTCGGTTGCGAACTACAATAACCGCGCGTACTTTGCCGTCGCGAATACGCTCCAGTTCAGCGATGTCCTTGTCCCGACCACGCGCACGAACGCGAGCCAGTCTGTCACGCTCGGCGACACGACGCCGGTAACGGGTCAATCCGGCCTGCCGGTTCAGACGACATCGGCCGGCGTCATCGGCGCGCTGGTAGCGTTCAAGGCGTCGCAAATCTGGCAGGTGACCGGCGATCCGACGACGAACAATCTCGCGCTGAGCTACATCTCCCTGACCACGGGGTGCATCGCTCCGCGCAGCATCGTGCAGGTGCCCTTCGGGATCTGCTTTATCGGCATCGACGCGCCGTACGTGCTCAACTTCCTCGGTACGCTCTCGCCGCTCTCGCATACCCCCGGCAATGACGGCGCGGCCGACGTGCAGGTTCCGTTCCAGAACGCGACTACCCCTTCGCGTATCGCGGCGTCCTTCTCTGGCAACATCTTCCGGGTATGCGTCGCGACGATCATCCAGGGTGTACAGCAGACCAACGATTACTGGTTCGACATCCGGCGCAAGCGCTGGAACGGTCCGCACACGTTTACTTACGATTGCCTTGCGCAATTTGGGAACAACTTCGTCGTGTCGGGCATCGACCACGGCGCGGCGCTCTTCGTGAGCCAGAGCCTTCCGCAGATCGGCAGTGTGTATTCAGACAACGGCGTGCAGTTGATCAGTCACGAGCGCTCATCATCATTCCCGAAAACCGGACGCATGGCGGAAGTGCAAGTAGTTGAATCGACGCAGGAATTTGCTTCTTCCGGATCGGCGGTGAACTACAATATCACCGCACTTGACGATCAGGGAAACACGCTCAATTCGACGTTCATCATGACGCCGGCAGCCGGTATCACGTGGGGCGGCGGGCACCTGTGGGGAGATGGTTCGCTATGGTCGTCATCGGCGAAGGTTCCGCACGTCTACAACATCCCGTGGACGATCCCGCTTGTGTTTCAGAAAATGGCGCTCGACATAACGGCGACTTCATCCAATAGTCTGTCAATCGGGACGTTCTTCGCCCGGTATCAGGACACCGGCTACACGAACCAGGGCTAAATCATGGCGATCATCGGAACGCTACCAAACAACATCCTGAATGGGCAGGTAGCCGATGCCAATCCGGTAATGGCGGATTTCAATTTTATCGTCAACCAGGTGAACGCCAACGCTGCGCCCTCGAGTGCGCTTATTATCGGCTCAAGATTGATTGGCGTACAGGTGTTCAGCACGCCAGGCACATTCACCTACACTCCAACGGCGGGCGCTACACGCGCATACGTTGAAGTGCTCGGGGGTGGGGGAGCAGGTGGGGGCGCAGCAGCCACAGGGGGCAACTTTTCTGTGGGCTCCGGCGGCGGATCGGGTGCTTACGCCAAAGGCGTGATTATCAACCCGGTTTCGGGCGCGGTGGTAGTGGGCGCGGCAGGAACTGCCATCGCCGGAAGCACGGGCGGAACGGGGGGAAATTCAGGGTTTCAGGGGCTTATCGTTTGCACCGGGGGACTGGGAGGCAATACCGCACCCGCCGGAGTATCAATAGGGACGACGGGGGGCGCAGGCGGCACGGTATCGACTCCCGGAACGATCATCAACATACCGGGGCAACCCGGAGGGTCCGCCTTTGGCTACTCCACAGGCACTATCGGGTTGACGGGGTTTGGCGCGAGCGGTATTTATGGTTCTGGCGGGGTTGCCCTGGTATCCGTAAACTTGCCGGGGATTAGCGGAACAGGCTTTGGGTCCGGCGGAAGCGGGGCTTTCAACGGGGGCGGCCAATCCGCACAGGTAGGCGGTAATGGCGCATCCGGAATAATAATCGTATACGACTATGCATAAAAATGCAGACCGGGGAAAACAATGTCAGAAGAAAGAACACTCACTGACGGGGATGTAAAGGCGATAGTCGATGAACTGGAAAGACGTGCCACTCAGCGTTTTCAGATTAATATCGGCAGGGGGGTGTTGGGCCTGGCGTGGAAAGCAGGACTCTACCTCGCAATATGGCTTGCCGCCTACGGCGCTGCCGGGGGCTTCAAGAAATTCTTTCAATAGGAGCAGTATCATGAGCTTTTGGGCAGACATCGAAGCTGAAGCCAATGCTGTATGGGCTAGCGCGGATAGCATTTCCGTCAAACTGGAAAACCTTGTCGGTATTCAAACGCGCGCTCAACAGGTGACGGCGTTAACGAACCAGTTCACAGCGATCATTGACGACGGCACGAAGGCAACGCCGGAGAAGGTGACGGAACTGTTGACCCTGGTCGGCAAGCTGTGAGTCCTGAAACACTGGCGGCAGCACTTGGGATCGGATTGCCCCGCGCGCAAACGTGGGCCGATCCGCTTTCTGCGGCGATGGCTCTTTATGCGATTGATTCGCCAGCGCGCCAGGCGGCGTTCATTGCTCAGGTAGGCCACGAGTCGGGGCGGTTGATCTACGTGCGCGAACTGTGGGGGCCGACGCCGACACAGGAAGGCTACGAAGGCCGCGAGGATCTAGGCAATACCGAACCGGGCGATGGGTTCAAGTTCCGGGGTCGGGGGCTGATTCAGGTCACCGGGCGCGCGAATTACGCGAAGTGCGGCGCGGCGCTCTGTCTTCCGCTTACCGATTCGCCGGAACTGCTTGAGTCTCCGTCCAATGCTGCGCAGTCGGCCGCGTGGTTCTGGAATTCGCGGAACCTGAACGACCTTGCGGACATCGGGGATTTCAACACGATCACGCGCCGGATCAATGGCGGGTTGAATGGGCTGCAAGACCGGCTTGCACTGTACGCGCTCGCGAAGAGCGCTTTGGGGAATGGCGATGGCACTTGATCCGATCTCGGCGGGAATTGACTTCGCCAACACGATAGTCTCTCGCATCTGGCCAGACAAGACAGCGAAAGAACAGCAGCAGTTGTCCGCCGTCCTGGCGATGGTTCAGGGGCAAATGGCGATTAATCAGGCAGAAGCATCGAACGCCAGCACTTTCGTAGCCGGCTGGCGGCCGTTCATCGGCTGGGTATGTGGTCTCGCGTGCGCATGGAACTGGATGGGGTTACCTGTCGCCAAAGTGGTCCTTGATTATCTCGGGCACCCAATCGCGATGTCCCCCGCCGATCTGTCGGAGATGATGCCGGTTCTTATGGGCATGCTCGGCCTCGGCGGTCTGCGCACATTCGAGAAAGTGCAGGGCGTAGCGAGGATGAAATGATCGGGCGCTTCCTTCTGAACGTTCTGCGCTGGCTGGACGAAGGCTTGAACGTCTTCTCAGGCGGCGACGCCAACGAGACTTTAAGCTCGCGCGCAGGCAAGGAGCAGATCAAGGGCGCAGAGTGGGCATGCGTGCTATGCAAGTCAATAGACTGGGTGACGCACTGGTTCAAGGTTCCTCCCGGCCACTGCTTGCGCGCGATCAATCCTGACGACGGTAAAAACGCAACTATTCCCGACTGATGAAACACTTGATTAAAATCGCCGCTGGTGTAGACACTGCTCCCGTCCTGCTTGAGATCGCGCGCCAGCCCAAACTGTGGAACCGGCATTCGGTCAGGAAGACTGCGCCTGAGACTCCGCACGCCGCGATGGACGATATCTGGTTGCGCTACAGGGATGAGAAGCCGTTCAAGGAATCGGGCGACTACTCGACGTTCAACGATGAGCATGACGCGATCTTCTACCCGGAATGGTTCGCGATACCCAGCGTACGCCCGATTGTCTACAGCCTCATGGCCCGCGTCCAGGCGGTACGCCTCGGCGGCGTGATGATCACCCGGATTCCGCCGGGGGGTCGAATTGACCCGCACGCGGACGACGGCTGGCACGCCACGTATTACAATACGAAATTGTACGTTGTGCTTCAGTCGAATCCGCAGTGTGTGAACCGCGTGGAAGAAGAGCGGGTCTCGATGGCACCAGGTGAAGTCTGGTACTTCGACAATCTGAAAGAGCATGAAGTCGTGAACGACGGGCCGGACGACCGGATCACGTTGATTGTGTGTCTGAGGTGCGAGAAATGATCAGGCATCTATTCGCCGGAGGGGTGTACGCGCGAGAGCAGACACTGGCGGAAGGTCACGAGGTCGAGAAGCACGAGCACGACTACGATCACCTGAGCTATCTGTGCGCGGGCCGTGCGCTGCTCGACGTGGACGGCGAATTGCAGTATCTGACGGGCCCGTGCGCGATCCTCATCGCCGCCGGCAAGAAACATCGGATTCAGGCTTTGACGGACATCACCTGGCTTTGCATCCACGCAGAGAGCGTCGCAGATCCGGAAATCATCGTAAAGGAGTAGATCATGCCCTGGGGCGTAGCGGCATCAGTAGCAGGAACGGTGATATCAAGCGCGCTCGCCCCTTCCCCTTCGGGCGGATCGAGCGGCGGAGGGGGCGGGCCGAACTATTACGTTCCGACCGGTTTGGGCACGGCCGATACCGCCTGGCAACAACTCCTGGCGCAGCAGCAGGCGCAGCAGGGCGGTATCGAAGGCATGTTGCCCTATTACCAACAGGCGTTTGGGCAAGGGTACAACGCGAATCAGGCATACGGTCCGGGTTATCAGAACGCCGCGAACGCGGCCGGTCAGCAGTACAGCAACCTCGGACAGGCTCTGACAAGCTACGGCCAGGGGGCGTACGATCTGTCGGCGAATCTCGCCGGGGCAGGCCGGCAGGCGTACCAGACTGCGTTAGATCCGCAAAGCGCGCTTTACAATCGCACCGTCCAGCAATTGCAGGACCAGACCGGAGCCACGAACAGCATGTACGGGCTCGGGTCTTCCGCTGCCGGCGCGGGCGTTGCGAATCAGGCATTGAGCAATTTCAACATTGATTGGCAGAACCAGCAACTCCAACGCCAGTTGCAAGGGCTTCAGGGCTTGGGTACAGCGTACGGACAGGCAGGCCAGTTGGCGGGGCAAGGCGCGTCGCTTCAAGGTCTTGGCGCGGGCTATACACTTCAGGGCGGGCAGTTGCCGTACCAGACGGCGGCGGGTATCGCGGCGGTTCCCGGCCAGTTGGCGGGGCAATACGCTCAGGGTATCGAATCCGGTCCTTTGTCGTCGGCGCAGTCGATCAACAGTCAGATCATTCCGTATCTGAATTACGGTCAGGGGGCGCAACAGGTTCCCTACCAGAGCGCACAGCAAGGCGCGGGCGCGGCGGGTGCGCTGGTTAGTCAAGGGATTCAGGGCTTGGGGAGCAATTCGCAAGTTCAAAGCGCGCTTGGCAATGTGTTCGGCGGGGGCCCTACGGGCTCGTTCGGCGGTGGCGACTTCTCCGGCGCATTCTCGTCCAATCCGTACTACGGCGGTGGCGGTAATAGCTACGGCTTCACGATGTAGGAGCAATCATGGCCGGACTCGGGGGGCTTCCCTACTTCATCCAGTATTCGGGCGAGTTGCAGCAGCAGGCAGCGGCGAAGCAGAAGCAGCAACAGGACATGCTCATCTTCCAGCAACAGCAGCAGGACCGTCAGCGGCAACAGGCCGCGCAGGCGGCGGCTGGCAATGCGCTCCCGCAACTCGTGCAACCGCCCCCGCCGATGCAGCAACCCCCGGCACCCGGTCAGGCATCGCAACCGATGCAGCAGGCTGGCGGGGGCGTTCCATTGCCTCAAGGTCCGGTTCCCGGCCAAGTGGTGCGTCCGCCGTTGCCCCCCGGCGGCGCGCAGGGCGCTATGCCTCCGCAAGGCGTTCCGCCGTTCCGCCCGATGCCGACCACGCCCCCTCAAGCGCAGGCCGCGCCGCAGGGGGCTATTCCCGCACCCCCGGCGCAGGCCGGCGCTTCGCCTGTGAATCCGCAACAGGACCAGATGGAGGGCGGGTTCTCGCTTTCGAATATCATCCAGTCGGGGCAGAAGCAGGGGCTTTCCGGTACGGATCTGTACGACTACGTACAGACGATGGAACCTTACATGACCTCGCAGCAGAAGGCGAAAGCGGAGCAGTTCAAGACGCAACTAGAACTGAAGAAACTTGATGCGGAAATCGCGCTTCATAGCCAGGCGGCACAGAATCAGCAACTCTCGAGGGAAGAGCGGGAGCGGCACGATCAGGCGCTAGAACGTCTCGCGACACAGCGCATTGGTATTGCGGAGCAGCGAGTCGGGATTGCTGAACGG